ACCAGATACGAGAACTGGCCACCTGCGGCCTGAGTGTAGAACCATGCGCAAAGGGCCTTGATGCATGTATCGAGCGACTGGAAAAGGTTTAAATAATAGTTATAGGATTTTATAGGACACTCTTAAAAACTTAGGGAACTAAGAGAACAAGCAACAGGCCACCAGATACAAGACGCTAGCGGCTTGCAGCTTTAATAGAGGTACCAGATCGATTTCTAATTTCGCATCTTTCTTTATTTTTAATTTATCTTTTCGCAAAGAAACTTACAAAACACAGTACAAATGCAAACATTTGTATGGTCAAAGCCCTGAAAATCATTATAAAGCTAAAAACAACATGTAAAAAAATTTTACAAAAAATTTTTCGAAATGCAGATAGACCTAGAAAAAATCAATAGATTACCGCCTGATGTCAGGGACAGGTTCAAGAAAATCCTAGTAAAGTACAAAGAAGAAGATAGAAAAGAAGCTGCACAGAAAGACTTCCTATCTTTCACAAAGCATATGTGGCCTGACTTTATTGAAGGATCGCACCATAAAATTATTGCAGATAAGTTTAACAAACTTGCATCTGGTGAAATCAAAAGGCTAATTGTGAATATGCCACCCAGACACACGAAATCTGAGTTCGCATCCACGTTGCTTCCTGCTTGGATGATAGGCAAGAACCCTAAACTAAAGATAATTCAAACCACTCACACAGGAGAACTTGCAGTTCGTTTTGGTCGTAAAGCCAAAACACTCATCGATAGTCCAGAATATCAGAATGTATTTAAGACGAGACTAAGAGAAGATAGTCAAGCCGCTGGTCGCTGGGAAACTGCTCAAGGTGGCGAGTATTTTGCGGCAGGTGTCGGGGGAGCTATTACAGGTAGAGGTGCAGATTTATTAATCATAGATGACCCGCACTCGGAACAAGACGCACTCAACATGGGTGCATTAGAAAAAGCATACGAATGGTATACATCAGGACCACGACAGCGTTTACAACCAGGTGGAAAAATTGTTTGTGTTATGACACGATGGAATGTAAAAGACTTAACTGGAATTCTCATAAAGAACCAAACGGAACCCAAATCTGATCAATGGGACCTGGTAGAGTTTCCGGCGATTATGCCGAGTGGTAAACCTGTATGGCCGGAATATTGGAAGCTAGATGAACTGGAATCAGTTAAAGCATCCTTATCACTCGGCAAGTGGAATGCACAATGGATGCAGAACCCAACGTCTGAAGAAGGTGCAATCCTAAAACGTGAATGGTGGCAAGACTGGGATAAAGATCACATTCCAACTCTAGACCATGTTATACAAAGTTACGATACTGCATTCATGAAAAAAGAATCTGCAGACTTTTCTGCAATCACAACGTGGGGTGTGTTTCGGCAAGACGAAGACAGTCCACCACAATTAATTTTGCTAGATGCAGTTAAAGATAGATTAGAGTTTCCAGAACTTCGTAGAGTTGCAAAAGAGCAATACGATTACTGGGAACCAGAGACTGTGTTGATTGAGGCAAAAGCATCAGGTCTGCCACTAACATACGAACTTCGTAACATGGGTATACCTGTTGTTAGCTACACACCATCGAAAGGTAATGACAAGCATACACGTGTTAATTCTGTTGCACCACTGTTTGAAAGTGGTATGATATGGGCACCTTTGGATAAACAGTTCGCACAAGAGGTTGTAGAAGAATGCGCTGCGTTTCCTTATGGTGATCATGATGACTTAGTGGATAGTACAACACAAGCTATCATGAGATTTAGACAAGGTGGTCTAATTAATCACCCTGAAGATTATAGGGATGAAAGATTGCCTAGAAGAAAATATAAATATTATTGGTAATAGAAAATGGCAGAAGGCATATTAACATTAAACCCAAACTTTCCTGAAAGAAATGTAGATGGTAAAGGACTTCCTTTAATTGAAGTACCCGTTGGAGCTGGTTTAGGTCTAGCATTAGTAAATATGTTTAAAGGTAAAGATAATGATAATTTACCAGAAAAAACTGATGAAGATAAAAAAAAAGAAGAGCCACCCGAAGATCCAGATTTTATACCAGAAATTTTAAAGTTAAAGAAAATAGAAGAAGAGGATTTTGATAATTTAATTAATAATTATCGTTTTAAAGATGAACCCATAGATTTTAAAAAACTATATGCAGGTGAAAAATCAACTGTACCAACATCAAAAAAATTAATTAAAAAATATAAAGCCGAAGGATTAGATTTAATGGATGCCATAAAAAAAGGCATGAGCGAACACGATGACTTACAATTTAAATTTAGAAAAAAAAGAGTAAAAGAAGCTTTAGAAACAGTAAATGTTTATAACAGTAATTATGTAGATTTATTAGATGAATCAATAAAGCTTACTGATCTAGATGATTTTAAATTTATTAAAGAAATGGATCAAAAAGGTAGAAGTGATCTTTCAAATAAAGTAAGAGCAAGGTATGATAGTAATTGGGCTGAAGCTAACTTTGGTGAAAATTTTGAAGAAGTTCTTCAAAATGAACAGGCTCAAGCATTAAAAAAAGTAATGCAAGATATAGATCCAAATATAAAAGAAAGAACTGTTGTTGATGACATTGATGACATGAATCAAGCAAACATTGATGAGTTTTTTGGTAGAAAAAAAAATGCAGATGGTGGCATAGCAGACTTATTAAAACTATGACATTCTCATTTAAACACCCTAGTAAATATAAGAAACTATCGACAGGAGCACCTCCTAAATCTGGCCCTACACCACAAGGCTTGAATATTGATTATAATACTGTTAAGACCGTAGAACTGGAGAAAACAAATGGCAGAAATAGACAAGTCTTTACCAAACGTAAAGCAAACAATAAACGTACCTAGTCCCGAAGAAATAGAAGTAGATATATTAGATCAACAAAAAGAACAGGCTGAAGATCCAGCTTTAAACATAAAACCAAATGAAGATGGTAGTGTTGATATAGAATTTGATCCTTCTGTTGGTAGCGAGGAACAAGGACAAGATCACTTTGCAAATCTTGCAGAGTTGTTACCAGACAATGTCTTAGGCCCTATCGGCAGTGAACTATATTCTAACTATCAAGATTACAAAGCATCAAGAAAAGATTGGGAGCATGCATACACGAATGGTTTAGATCTTTTAGGATTTAAGTATGAAGAAAAATCAGAGCCATTTAAAGGTGCATCAGGCGCAACACACCCAGTATTAGCAGAAGCTGTTACACAGTTTCAAGCATTAGCATACAAAGAATTATTACCATCACAAGGACCAGTTAGAACACAGATCATAGGTATGCCAACTCCAGATAAAGAAGCACAAGCATTACGTGTTAAAGAATTTATGAATTATCAAATTATGTCAGAGATGAAAGAGTATGAGCCAGAGTTTGATCAAATGTTATTTTATTTACCACTGACAGGTTCAACATTTAAAAAAATTTATTACGATGAAATTATGCAGAGAACAGTTTCTAAATTTGTTTCTGCAGATGATTTAATTGTTCCGTATTCAGCTACCTCATTAGATGATGCGGAAACAATTAT